ACAAAACATTCAAGAAGCATCTTCAAGAGAACTTGAAGAAGTTAAACTCAATGAATTTAAAAATTTATTGTCTAAACTTTAATTTTTATAAATATTAACAGTAACAAATTACTATAAATTTTAGGAGTTTCAATGACCGAAGAAATTAATAACCAAGAAGAAGTTCTGGAAGAGACTGAACAAGAACAGGAACTTGTTGAAGCTCCAGAACAGGTTGCAGAAGAACAAGTTGACGAAGATAAAGTCGAAGAAGTTCGTTTGCCTTCTACAAAAACCGCAATGATTAAAACTCTCTTTGATAAAGTCAATGGACTGAAAAAAGAAGAGGTTTCAAAACGTTTCAAAGACCTATTGGATGTAATCGAAGCCGAAGACCTTGGTGGAGAAGAACCAGATGATTCTAAACCAGAAGGTGATACAATCGCCATTGGTAAGAAGAAAAAGAAAATCAAAGTTGCAATGCCTGAGATCAATGTCAAAGAAGACATTGATGCATTAGTACAAGGTGAAGAACTTTCAGAAGAGTTCAAAGAAAAAGCTGCAACAATCTTTGAGGCCGCAGTACATCAAAAAGTAATGGAAGCATCAAGTGAAAAAATTGATGAACTTGAAAAAGAATATCAAGAAAATTTGCAAGAAGAAATTGTTTCATTCCGTGATGAGTTGACTGAAAAAGTTGACGGATACCTCAACTACGTAGTTGAAGAGTGGATGAAAGAAAATGAAATTGCATTGGAAAGTTCCTTGAGAAGTGAAATTACCGAAGAGTTCATGGGGGGATTAAAGAATCTCTTCACAGAACATTATATCGAAGTTCCAGACGAAAAGGTTGACATTGTAGAAAATCTTTTTGACAAAGTTGAGGAATTAGAGGAAAAATTGAATTCTCAAATTCAAGAAAATGTTAAAGTTAAAGATGAACTTAATGATTATCGAAAAGATAAGATTCTCGAAGAAGTCTGTGATGACCTTGCAGATACACAAGCTGAGAAAATGAAATCTTTAATTGATGGTGTTACTTATGAAGAAAACGCCGACGATTTTGAGAATAAGGTAAAAATGATTAAGGAGAGTTATTTCCCTAATCAAGTTAAACAGGATGAAAATATTGAACAAGAAGATGTTGTATCAGAAGAAGAGGTATCGGAAGAAGCCCCTAAAATGAATAACATCATGGAAGCTTATAGCAAGGCAATTGCTCGTAAGTAATTTTTTTTACAATAGTTTTTAAACAATTATAGGAGTTTTAAAAATGCAACTCTCAGAAAATATTAATAAAAAGTGGGCGCCTGTTCTTGACCATGCTGATCTCCCAGAGATTAAGGATAGTCATCGTAGAGCAGTAACTGCTTTGTGTCTTGAGAATGTCGAGAATCAATATCGAAATGATCAAGCACATTCAAGTGGGGGTCTTCTTTCAGAAGCACTTCCTCATACTGGAACAGGATACACTGGCGCTGTTATTGCTGGAGGTATCGAGGGTGGATCAGATTCGACTCAATCGACAATGGATTTCGCTGATCCAGTTCTTATTAGCATGGTTCGCCGTGCAATGCCACAACTTATCGCTTATGATATTTGTGGTGTACAACCAATGTCTGGACCTACTGGACTCATCTTTGCATTACGTGCAAGAACAGCAACTACCGATCCAACGGACAACCAAGACAATGCAGAAATTTTAGTTGGGGAAGCAGATTCATCACTTTCGGGTGTTGGAACACATGGTGGAGTTTCGCCAGGATTGTTGATTGGTACTGATGGTATAGGCCAAGTTGATGCCGAATATGAATCTGGTTCAGCAATGACCACAGATGCAGGTGAAGCTAATATTTCTCAAGAAATGACTTTCACAATTGAGAAAATCTCAGTTTCCGCCGGAACAAGAGCACTCAAAGGTTCCTATTCAATGGAACTTGCTCAGGATTTACGTGCAGTTCATGGACTCGATGCAGAGGGCGAACTTGCAAATATTCTTTCTGCTGAAATTCTTGCAGAAATCAATCGTGAGGTTGTACGTAAGATTTACATCAATGCGAAGGTTAGTGATACACCTTCCACAGTAACAGGACTTTTTGACCTTGACACCGATTCTAATGGACGTTGGATGGTTGAAAAATTCAAAGGTCTTATGATGCATATTGAGCGTGATGCTAACTCTATTGCCAAGTCAACTCGCCGAGGTAAAGGAAACATCATAATCACATCTTCAGATGTTGCATCTGCTCTTCAGATGGCCGGAGTTCTTGATTACACTCCATCAATGAGCACAGATCTTAACGTTGACGAAGCATCAAATACTTTTGCTGGTACATTAAATGGTCGGTATAAAGTATATGTTGATCCTTTTGCTACTAAGAATGCAAAAGAGTACTACTGTGTAGGTTATAAGGGTGCATCACCTATGGATGCTGGTATCTTCTATTGCCCATACGTTCCGTTGCAAATGGTTCGTGCGGTTGATAGTGATAGTTTCCAGCCACGTATCGCTTTCAAAACACGATATGGAATGGTTGCAAATCCATTCGCAGAAGGTGCAGCAGGAGCAACTAATACTTCCGTAGGAAGTGGTCGTTTAACAGGTGACCTTGGTACAAACCCACACCTTAACGAATATTACAGAAAGTGTTCAATCTTGAACTTGATGTAATTCGTGACCTACATATTGTAGGGATTTTAAGGGAGAGGACAAAATCCTCTCCCTTTTTTGTTTGTAGTTATTTTCTTGTGAGGATAGAATGATAGTAGTAATTGGAAACGGCCGGTCAAGGTCAGTATTTAGTTTAAATCTATTAGATAATCATATTTCATATGGATGTAATGCTGTTTATAGGGATTATACTCCAACTTATCTGGTTTGTGGTGATCATCCTATGACATGGGATATTTGTTATTCGGGTTATTCTAAAAAAAACAAATGTCATTTTAAAACATTTGATAAGATTCCTGCTTCTAATTTTGAAATGATAAAGTCCATGTATCCGCCGGGTTTTAGAGTATTACAAACAACACCACAAACAAATGAATTTGTTACTTTTCAAATCAACAAAAGTGACATAGGTATATATTGGGTAGGTGAAAATGAAGAAACACAAAAAATAGAATGGTGGGGCGAACCAGATACAGAAGGTGAATATCCATACACTTCTGGTTGTGCAGCTTTGAAATTAGCTTGCATAATGTATCCTAAAGAGGACATTTATTGCATTGGATTTGATTATTACTTAGATAGAACGGCAGATAATATTTTTTTGGGAACAAGACATTACAGATATGCAACAGATGGAAATGAGGCAAACAAATATTTTGACAAAAAGGGTGATAGACATTTATGGATTGAAATGCACAAAAGAATCGAAGAAGAATTTGATAATAAAATTTACCATGTAGGTAAACATCTCAATTACATAGAGTTTGAAGAATTATTGAATGAATAAATAATAGTATGAGCGCATCAAATAAAATACCAGATAATTTAAATTATCTCTCCAACATTAGTTTTCGTTTAACGATGGAGGATGCTCCGCATATGACATGGTTCTGTCAAGCCGCAAATGTTCCTGGCGTTTCCATAGATGCTATTGAAGTTTACAATCCAAATGCAACGGTTCCTCTCGCTGGGTCAAAAGTAAATTTTGAAGAATTATCAGTTCGTTTCATTGTAGACGAACATCTAAAAAATTGGACTGAAATATATGACCGTATCATTGCACTTGGGTTAGCGGAAGGATATGAAAAATACCGCAAACTTAAAAATAGTGGATCAAACCCTACTGCAAGGGGTGGAACAATTTCTACAATCGTTCTTACACTTCTGACAAGTGCTATGAACCCACAAATGGAATTTCATTTTTATGATGCATTTCCCACTAATGTCTCGTCAATTGAGTTTGATAGTTCCTCGGCCGATTTAGAGTATTTTATTGCAAGTGCTACATTTCGTTATACTAATTATGAGATTAAAAATCTTTTGGATAATTGATAATATATAATTTATGACAATTGAAGAAATTATGACAATGTGGGAGGAAGACTCTCATATTGATGATACAGACTTGGATAATGAATCTCTCAAAATTCCAAATATTCATCAAAAATATTTAAATATCTACAGCAAAGAAAAACGCAAACTTTCTGATTTGAAGACACATTGGAAGGTTCTTTTTCAACAAAGATGGGAAGTTGTCGTTTCCAAAAATGGCAAACCACCCAATCACAATATAAGAATTTCCAAATCGGAACTGGAGAAATATTATGTTGGAGCCGATGAATCTTTACAAAAGGCAGAAAAGATTCTAAATGAACAAGAAGCGAAGATAGAATATCTAAGTAAAATTTTATCAATCGTTGAAAATCGTAGTTTTCATATTAACAATGCAATAACTTGGAGGA